ATATTTGCAATACTCCTTTGATTACTGCATCTTGATATTTAGGTGATTTTTTATCTGCTTCTTTAGCTAATCTTATAGCTGTATTCTTAACTACAGATACTATAGCTCCTCCAAGTCCAATACCTCGTAATATACTATCGGACATACCGTTTACTATATTAAAGTATTTTTCATTTTTCTTTTCATCTTCTTCATCGTCATCAAACGCAATAGCAAATAATGCTTGCTGTAAAGCAGAGAATAAAAGGTTTTGTGCTACTCCATAGTATATGATCTTAGATATATTTGTTTTAGCATCTCCTCGACCGTTCTTAAGGTCGCTAGCGGCTTTCTTAATTAGTCGCGCATATTGTGCTGGCGTGTTAGCAAAAGCTAGCACTACACGTCCTAATGGACCAGCTTGTTGTTGACTGATTTTATCAGGTCTGCTTGACTGTTGAGACTCTTCTGCTATTTCTCTAAAATCTCTAAATGCTTGCTCTTCAGCTTCAGCTTCTGTTAAGCCTTCTTTTTGTAAAGCTTTAATTCTATTTCTATAAAACGAAGCTCCACCTGATGCGATAGCGAAACTATCTGCTAATTGCGTAGGTAAGAAACCAGCTTTAAGTATTCCAGCGATAACATTTCTAGCGCCATTTCCAGGGCCTTTAGCCATATCAGCGATATCAGCTTCGTTTACGTTTAGCTTTAAGCCGCTACGTCTATCTAATAAAAACGGTGAATTGAATAGCTTTTTAAAGTCTTTCCAATATTGAGGTTGATTAGCAAATGCAACTCCAGCTTTTAATACGTTATTATCGCTAAAGTTTATGAAGTTAACAGCTGATATAGTCTGCAATACAGCTGATCTAGTGTTAAAAAACATAATAGCACCAACTGAATTTGTTAACCAGTCTGTAAATCTAGCAGTTAGCTTATCAGAACCTGAGCTAGTATTTTTACCAGTACTCATTCTTTTAAGCATGTTCTCCATTGCTTCTCTATAAGGCTTACCGTAAGCAGCTTCAAGCTTGTTTAGATTAGCTTCAGAAAATATTTCATCTGCATTTTGCTGCCATACTTCTAAATACTTATCTCTTTTAACTGTATTTAAAGCTTTTATAAAGTCTGTATCAATAGTTCCAGCAACCCAACCGCCATCAGGAGCAGCATATGCATCTCCTTTACCCATAGCTATTAATTGATCTGCAAAAACAGTTAAATCAGCATCGTTATTTACGTAGTCAACTAATTCTTGTTGATCTTTTTGAGATAATCCAGGCACTGTCATACCTTGTTTATCCCAAATAGCAACTCTTACAGCTTGCTCTTTAGTGAAATCACTATCTTTTATTTTTTTACGTAAGTTTTTAGGTACAATTTTTAAAGCTTTTTTAAGGCCTTTAAAGTCTTGCATCAATGAAACTCTATCGTTAGCTAAGTTTTCCATTGCTCTAGCAAATGGATTAAGCAAATGAGCTTTATACCAAGCCATTTGAGCATCTCCAACGTCACCTTTTCCTAAAGTAGAGTATAATAAACCTACAAAGTCTTCAGCAGACGGTGGAATAAAGAAATTAAATCTACCTTTATTAGCTCCAGCAACCTCAGCCTTAACTCTAGCATAAGTTTTATCTGATGCAATACCAGTTTTGTTTTCTATGATATCATTAAAATCTTTATCAAGATCTAATGATTTGCTAAATTTAAGTTCAGATTCTTGACTATCATTGTCAATCTTAGCCATTCTGTCTAACACATTATCATTTGTGTATTCTGCAGACTTACTAAATTTCACTTCAACTGGTAAAGCATTATTGTTTGATATTGCTGCTTTTTCTATTAACGGTGCAATTCCAATAAATTCATCTATTTCTTTTTGTGAATCAATTTTTTCACCTAATAATTGTTCTTTTATTAATTCATTTTGAAAAGCTTGCGTTTCAGTATTTCTAAAATTAGATGCTACGGCTACCTTATAAATTTCACTAATAGGTTTACCATCAAAAGTAAGGTCATTTGAATTAAATCCTCCACCATTATTATTAACTTGAGAATTAAAGTATCTTTGTAAAGAAGGTAATACTTTAGAAAAATCACCAGTTTTTACAGCTTCTTTTAGCGCCGCGTTGAACTCTTCTGTCATTCCATTGCCGAGATCATAAGGGTCACCATAAGTTCCTTTTAAATCTTTAAGCTTGTTATTGTTGTAAGCTGTAAGACCTAACATGTAAAAATTATCTCTAACAAATTGAAAATAGCCAGGTGTTTCTACGTTTCTATCAGCCATCATCTTGAATATATATTCACCTGCTTGATTTTGTTGCCAAACGTGTTCTTTTTCTGTTTTGTATTCTTTAAATATACGTTTCTTTTCTTCTTCTGATATTTTCCCTTCTTTATAATCTTTAGAAGCTTTGTTTTTCTTTTTTGTAAATTCTAAAAAATCCGCATCAACACCTCTAGGTACAGCTATTTGTCTTATTAGATGGTTACTAGAAGAGCTAGCTGTGTTAAAAAAAGCAGCTACAGAAGGAATTGTTTCAGGATTGCTATACATCATTTCTTGGAATTGAAGAAATATATATTTAGCTCCATCAAAATTATCTTTAACATATTGTTCATACTCTGCGGAACCAAGGTCTCTAAGAAATAAAACACCATTTTTTGTTTGAGTAAATCCTTTGTTCGCTACAGCAGCTTTTACAATTTTTCTTTCTCTATCAGTAAATTGTCTTTCTTTTGTTTTGTATATTTTTGTTAAATCTCCAAAAAAATCACCTGTAAAATATTGACCTCTTTTTAAAACCTTAGCTTTGTCTGTTGCATTTACGGAAGCAAAACCCGCCGCCGCCATTATCTCTACAGGAATCCATTGAGACCACACATCTGTTAAAATTTCGCTGTAATAATCTATATCATTTTGATTATTAGGATTTAAAACTTTACCTTCAATACCTAAATCTTTTTGAAATTCTACACTTAATGTATCCAAAACCGATTTACTAAACTTTAAATCAGATTGTTCTTTAGTTGTTTCTTTAGGCGTAACAATAAAAGTATCAACCTCTCCTTGTACTGGAGTAGTTTTAATTTGTTTATATTCCCATCCTAGCTCTTTAGAAAACCTATCAACCATAGCTTTGTAAAGTCTAGTTCTATTGCTTTCAGAACTATTAAACACAACCCCTTTAATGTTGTTTTCTTTTACAAAATCTAAAACCGAATTAGCTACTATGCTAAAAGTTTTTATAGCGCTAGTTTTGCCTTCTAAAGATTTACCCGTAATATCAAGTCCACCGCCTTCATAGTCTTCAAATTCAACGCTTAATAACTCTTTAGTGTCTATGTTTTTAGCTTCAAGTTGTTTTTTTAATTCAAACTCAGCTTCAAAGTCGTCTGATATATCATTAAGCGGAATAAGTTTTAATCCAAACTGTGTGTCACCTACTTTAAATTCTCCTTCAAAAGTAACATGACCAGTGTCTATGTTTTCGTTTTCTTCAAATGCTATATCTTGTTTAGTGCTTAGACTAAACTTTAAGGTAGGCGCTCTATCTATTTCAGATAATACTTTAGCTCTTTTAGCTGGTTCTATTTTACCTTCAGTAACCTCAGGAGCAGCGTCTTTAACTAACATTTCAGTTACAACATTAACTAAACCAGCTTTTCTCTTTTGAGTAAAAAATTCTTTAGCTTGCTCAAGCGTTGTAGGTAGTTTAGAAGACACTTTAGGTCCAGACTGTAAGTTAGTATCTTTTGGTAATATACCTTTGTTAACGGCTTCCCTAGCATCCTTAACGTTAAGCCTAGGACCTTGTTCAGCTAATACTTTTACTTTAGCCTCTCTTTCTAGTTTAACTAAATCCGATGCTGGCAAAGCTTTTAATACTTCTAATATATTTTTATTTAGAAATTGCTCGTCTATAGCTTTCTCTGTACCCATAAGATTAGATACAGCTTTACGTAGCTTACTCTCTCTAGCTTTTTTATTTACAGCTGTTTTAACTTTTTTACCAGGTAAATCACTACTTAATATTTCTCCTGAAACTTCTTTAGCTAAATCGTATATTTCATCGCCTTGCTTGATACCAAGAACTCTTCTAAGCTTAGAAGTAGCTTGTTTGTCAGTAGACACAACGTCAACTGCAATTTCTTCAGCAGCAACACCTTTAGCTTCAGTTACATCATCTGTAAATTCTTCACCTAGTATTCTTTTCGACGCCTCTATAGCTCTAGCTGGTAAAAACTTATTTATATAAGCAGCCAATGGAACACCAGACTCAGGTTTATATTCTTTAATTAAATCTAATATACCACGTTTACCTGTTTCTACTTCGTCAGTAAGTAGCTGTCTGTCAAACCCTGGAGCTTGAGATCTTTTTTCTACTATTTTATTTGTTATAGGTTTAAACTGCTCTATAATGTCAAAAGCAGCAGCTTCACCTTGTGCGTCATATAGTTCTTGAACCTTGTTAGAAGCCTGCTCGTTAGTATTTGATTTAACTATTTCTTCAAACACAACTTCACCGCCTGTAGCTTCTACTATATCTTTACTTAAAGCACCTTGTGTTATACTTTTATTATACTCTCGCATAAAATCGTAAACATCTTTACCTGTGTTAAATTCTATTTTACTCCACCCAATTTTACGAAGCAAAGGAGTTATCAAGTCACCTATTTTTGTAAAAATATTTTCTTCAAAACTTATTTCTTTTTTCTGTATAGCGTCAGAAAAAGCTGTTAAATATTCATCTGGATTTTTTGCTAAATATTTATCACTATATAATCTATTGCCATTAGAGTCTTTAGCTTTTAATCTAGCTTCTACAGCTTTTTTTTGTGAACTATTCAACTGTGCTTTAAAGTTATCTATAATTTCTACTCCAGCTTGTCCGCTTGATATAGCGTTTTTTAATATAGCGTGTAGTAGCTCATGACTTCCAACAGAAACAGCGCCAACTTTTGAAGCTCTTTCTTTATTGATTAAAACTTTATTACCAATAACAACACCATCTGCTTTTATGTTTTCTACTCCAACTCCTTTTGCGTTTCCAAAGTCCTCAGAATTTTCAAATACCTCAACTTCAAGACCGTATTTACTAGCTTCAGATTCCGTAAAAGCTATATCTTTATCTAATATACGTTGAGCGGCTACGCCGAATAAGTCTATATTAGCTTGATTTAAGCCTTCTATCTGATCTTTAGCTGTTTTTATTATATTCTCGTCAGTTTGATCTTTAACTACATTTGTTTTTTCAAGTATTTGCTCTTGATTAGAAGCATATTCAATAAGCTCTTCTGGAGTTAATTCGTTTAAAGATCTTGACACTTCACCCTTAGCTTTTACTATTTTTTGCTCTATAGCTTCCATTTGCTCTAAAATAACTTTTTTAGATTCTGGAGTGTTAGCATTTTTAAGAGATTTAGACAATTCAGATAACTGAGCAGCGCTACCTTGATATTTTTTTTGAATTTCTTGAGGAGTTAATATGTATTCTGCTCTACTTCTAGCAGCTGTAGAAGCACCCCCAATTTCAGATGCACTAGTTATATTACCACCTACAAAACCACCTATAATAAAAGCGTCAATAGACCTATTCCACATTTCACCAGTAGAAGTTTCTTTACCTAATTGAAGATTATCGAAAGCTATGCTCGTTAATTCAGTTGCAGCTTCAGAAGCTCCTTCTCCTAACGTACTTAATCCTAGTTTTTTAATTAAAGATTCACTTCCTTTTTGTATAAAATCTTTAGCTGCTTTTACGCTTTGAGTGTTTTTAATAAAACCAGCTTTAGTGAGTAAACCTTTAGTTACTATTTCAAAACCAGATTCAATAGCGCCACTTCCAATAGCATTCAAAGTTAAAGAACTTATAGCTTCTTCAGGATTATTTCGTAGTTCTTCGTCAAATTTATTACCAGCCACGCTAGCTCCTAACATTGCAATGCCACCGTAGCCTGTAAAAGCAGCTAATAAAGATGGTATAGACTCTAAAGCTCCACCAACAGTGAGTTCAGCAGCTTCTGCATAATCACCGCTACTTATGGCTTGTGTTATGCTTTCGTTGTCAGTTTTTCTAACGCTTTTTGATAATATTTCTTCTAACTCTTTAAAACTATCTGTAGAAGGTAACGTTAAAAATCCAGAAGGAGAACCAATATCTCCAGATTCTAACAACTCTTTTGCTATAATTTTTTCTTCAGGAGTAAAATCATTATTAAAAGACATTAATCCAAGCATTAACATGTCTTGAGTCTGAGAAATTCCCTTTCCTGCTCCTACAAAACCTTTAGCTGTTCTAGCTGCTAATGATTCTAAAATATTAACTTCATCTTCATCTTCACCTTGCAGCTCTTCAAGTCTTTCTTTAGTAAAATTATCTTCTTTAGACATCTGCTTAGAGAACTTATTGTTCTGTAAGGATATTTTTTCATCTCTAGTTAAAGGAGTTTTGTATTTAGTTTCTTTTAATTCCAAAGAACCATCTTCCGATGGTGATTCCGTAATTTCGGACACTTCGGTTACATCCACAGACATGTCCTGATCTGTGGGAGTTGTCTTTCCCTCTTCTGTTTTGCTATCAGAATTATATTCTTCTATCACCAGCGCTATGGCTTCTTCAGACTCGCCGGCATCGATCATTCTTTGTACAATTTTTTCTAACTCGTCCATATTTTAGTTTGAATATTTTTTAAGTAAATCTCCAGCGTTTAACTCTGAAGTTTGAGCACTTGCTTTATTAACTTTAGACATCTCAGTTATTTCGTTTAATATTTTAGATTTTTGAGATGCAGTACCTAATTTTTTCTCAAGTTCTTCTCTAAAAAATCTTTCTATATCTGAAGGATTTGTTAAGTCATATGTATAGTTTGATACTTCGCCCGACTTGTTTACGTATTTTATAGTAAATCCTTTAGCTCCAGGACCTTCTGTCATGGTGAAATCATCTTCTTCGAAGTATCTAGTTAAAAAGCTTTCCGTATCTCCAACTAAATCTTTAACTAATGTACTTGCCACTTCTTTTGTTTTATCTTCTTTTTTAGGTGTAGTTTCTTCAATTTGCTTTATTCTAGTAGATAATCTTCTACTATAGTCTATATTTTCTTTTTGATCTTTAACATTGAAAGCAGGTAATTTTTTTCTTCCGTAATTTACAAAACTTTCAGTAAAACGCACTTGATCTTGGTCACTTACGCCTACACCAGATCTACCTAAAGGCTCTTCGTTTCCTAAAATCTCCATCCATATTTTATTAGCTGAATTATAATCTGCTAAATAAGATTTAGCTTTATTTTGCAAACCACCAACAGCTGCTCCAATTATTTTAGCAGTATTAGCAGGTACTATTGTAGAGCTAACGTAAGAACCGTCACTTCCAACTTTTCCATTTTCAACAAATGAATTTCCAAAATCTAAATACTCTTCAGAATATTTACCTTTTTCGTTTAAAATAGAAAATTGTGTACCGTCTTCGTTTTCTCCACTAGGCTTATCAAATACAGCCATTATTTCAGCGTCAACATCAGGAACTAATCCAGCATCATAAGTTAAAGACTGACTCATAGGCACAGAAACTATTTCATCTCCATAAGAACCTCCACTATACTGCAAGTTCCAAGTACCATCTCCATTATCAATATATTCTTCGGTTGCGCCTTGACCTAAACCAACTCTAACGTTCATTCTTTTTATAAAAGACTGAGTATCTGATCCAACAACAGACATTCCACCTTGTTTTCCAGGAGCCTTCCAGCCTTTAATTCCAGTACCTATTCTGTCTTGCTTGTAAGTTTCATCAGCTTCACCTCCAGCGTTTATGCCAGCAACTAGATTTTGATAAGATTTTTGTATTGTAGAATATTTTTCTAAAGCAATTTGTTGCGCTTCTTTTGTCTTGGCGTTTTTAACCTGCATATTAGCCTCTGCCATAGAGTCAATAACTCTTTTACCTGCAGCAAACAAACTAGGATTGTTTATTCCATTCTTAGCCGCTTGCGCGTTAAATGCCGCTTGATTTTTTATTATATATTCAGACTGTGCTGTTAATTCAGCTTGAGCTGTTTTTTGCTTTAAAGACATGTTTTTATTTGCCTTTTCAATACCGTCAGCTATACTTTTGCTTACTCCAGATATAGCATTAGCCCATATTTGACCAGACTCTCTGTCTATTACAGTAATTGGATTTTCGTAACTCATGTATATTGTTTTTTATTTAACCCTTTGCGCCTATAAGTGAACCAGCTATATTACCAACTCCTTGAATACCAGCGCCTATAGCAGCGTTTTTATCTGATCTAGCTTGCGTTGCAGCTTGCTCTTGACCTGTTATCTGAGCTTGTTTTCTGTTTAATTGAGCAGTTTCTCTTTTTTCTTTTTCTCCGTAAACAAATTTTTGACCAGAAACATCTGCTTGTTGCATTCTTCCTGCTTCACCCATTAACGTGCTTTGTACTCTTTTAGCTTCTGCAAGTTTTGTTTGTTGTAAGTTCTGCTCTCCATCAGCCCGTAGTTTTTGGTTGTTAGCTTCTTGAGATTCAATGCTAGCTGATATACCTTTTTTACTTTCTAACGCCATTCTAGCTAGAGCAGTTGCACCACCAGCACTTGCTCCGGTAGATCTAAGAGTGTCCAGCGTGTTAGCTAAAGCTATATCAGTTTGCTCTGCTTGCATTTCTGCACCAGCAGTAGATACGCTTAAGCTATTATAAGAATTACTAGCTATAGAACTAAGATCTGAAACCATTCCAGATAAATCAGAAACCCCTTCGTAGGGATTAATAATTTCTTGTCTAGAGTTTTCTAAATCTTCAAGTTCTGCCGTTAGTCTATCTGCTTTAGACATAGCTCTTCTTTCTTGCTTTTTTGACTGCGAAGCACTGTAAACGGTTCCCCCAATGGTCGCTGCTGCTCCTATAGCACCTGCTACTACTATTCCTGCTGAAATTACTGCCATATTATATTTTTTTCATTAACTCAAAAGAAGGTGTTGGATCTTCTGTCCATCCTAATTTTTTCATTGTTTTTCTAATGCCATTACTTTTACCTATAAATAGCATGTATTTATAACCTAATTTTAAAGCAACTTTTTGAGCGGTATCAACTAGTTTCTCTATCATTACTTCTTTATCTTTTTTGTATTCAGGATCTGATATTATAAATTCCAACCAACAGCCTTTTGAATTAGTTTGAAATAAAAATCCAGCAATAACTGGTTTACCATTTTCTTCAACAATAAACCCTCCTGTTCCGTTTTCAGGCAAACCATCTTTATCTACTAAAGGCCATTTATGGCCAACCCACCAACTAACTAGCATATCCCAGTCGTCAGTAGTTATTTGTCTAACGTTTAATTCCATTTAATTTAATTTAATATGATGACTCTACATAGTCAGAAGATACAGCAAACAATTCTTTAGCACCACCAACATCAGTAACTAAATCATTAGAAACAGTAACTGTAGCAAAATACCCTTTAATACCTGTCATATCAGCACCAAATAATACTTCGCCAGCTGTAGCCACGCTTGTATTAACTAAATTCGCCATATACTTGTTTTCTTTTCTATAAAATCCAGCATGATTTAAAGGAGGTATTAATGTTACTCCAGCACCAAACTCATTACCATAATCGTCATAAGAGCCTTCGTTGTAGCTATATGTTGCTGGCTTATTTAAAACAGCTGTAGTGTCTTGTGTTCCTAATCCATATTGATCTCCTTCTCTGAAAGCCGGAGTACCAACACTATGCACTCCCGTTATATCTGAAACAAAGCTATCAACTTGCCAACCATTGCTTCCTTCGTAATTAACCGTTTTAAACACTTTAGCCATGCTTACTTTTGGATTAAATACGAATTTTATACTAGATTTAAATTGAGTTCCATAAAAGTTAGATCTAATAGCTGGATTTTTATAATGTAAATATAAAACACCATCCTTCATTGTATAGAAATCACTTTTCATGCTTATACCTTGATCTGGCTTGTAACTAAAGAAACTTGGAAAACCATTTATATCTTCATCAAAAGACAACGTATTATAAGTACCAGTGGAAGGCTGTAAAGATACAACGTATTGTTTAGTATGCATATCCCACGATCCTATTGCTTTACCTAAAGAAGAAGGAGTTGCGTCTAATGAGCTTAATTTATCTCTAAAATAGTCTGTCAAACCGTTTTTAGATATTTCAGTTAAACCATTACCAGATAATCTTAAAACAGCATTACGATCTTTATCGGTAAAATATTTTCTATTACCATAAAAAGCAAAACTTTCAGGGTTTTTACTTATACCATATCTACCTTCATAAGGTTTAATAGCTCCAATCACTACGTTTGAAGAGGTCACTGTACCACCACCTTCTGCAGAAAATATAGCGTTTTTATCTATAAGTGCACTGCTTACTTTAGATTCTTGGAAAATAGTTAAATTTGTATTTTCAGCGTATATTCTTTGTATAGATCCATTGGCTGGATTTAAACTTCTTGTTATATCGGTTCCAACAGAAAAAACATTTGTATCGTTTATACCTGTTCTAGAATTGAATATACCTGAATATATCAATGAACTACTTCTAATCTGAGCATTAGGTTCAGATTCTATTAGATAAGCTTTCACGCCATAAGCATCTGAAACATTATTATAACCTCCTCTTATTCTGGACTCTTCAATCGCCCAGTTTTTAGAATTAGCAACAGCTGCTGGATCTACGTAAGTAACATTACCATAAGTATTATCTCCTCTAGATCCATTCCAAATAGGTGCATCAGCTGCGCCATTTAATACTTTCCTAAGTATAAAGCTATTAAAATATTTTACTTCTATCGCTCCCATATTATATTATCACTTATTAACTAATTAAATTACTATTAGTAGAATGGTAATTCTACTGTATTAGGTAAAGACGTACCAGCTACTTTTTTATTACTAGAAAACTCAGCTGTCCATCTTCTTAAATGAGGATCAAAACCACCCGTTAAAGGATATGTACCATTTTGTAATCTGTTAGTAGTTGCTTGTATAAAAGAATTTTGATTACCTTTTGTTGTGTTTATATCGTCATCGTTATAACTACTGTAAGAATAAAAACCGTTAGTCAAAGTTTTAATGGTTGTCATTTGAGGAGTTGTGTAAAAAAAGCTTACATATTTAAGTGACCATTCCCTAGCAAACACCTGTTGAGTTGGATTGTCACCAGATGCCTCAGCCGATGAAGTTCTACTATCATTGGAAATAAGGTATGTAAATACTGTATCCGTAGTATTGTTTGGATAATAAAAATCTCCAAAATCAATATTTACTTTTATTTTTTGATTTATTAAATTAGGTCTAACTTTTACTTGAGTATTATAAACACAAACAGATGGACTAGGTACCACGTTATCCGCGCCAGTTCCCTCGCGACTAGTTGTTTCGTACCCATTCGCTGGGTATCTAATTATTAATCTATATTCACCATGTTTAGTTGCTGTTCCGTATCCGTTTTGATCTTTACCTATAGCAAAAACTTTAGAAGACACGCTTTCAAGAAGAGGTTTGTCAAAATTACCAAATTCTCTAAAAGTTGTTGTAACTTCATTAAAATCAACTATATTAACTCCAGGGAATTCACCCGGCGTGTTAGCAATTAAATTACCTTCAACCTTAGAAGCATCGCATATTACTCCAGTTTCAACAGCAGTAGATCCAGTTGTAGGACTTAATTCATATGAATTTCTTTGAACACCACCTAAAGTTATATCTTGACCTTCAATGTCTATTGCTCGAACCCAATTATCACTACTACTAGCTCTATATTGAAGAAAACTAGGCCAAGCAACTCCACCTGAAACTTGAGGTCCAATGTTGCCGAATCTGCTAGATGACCCGTCATTTTGCAATGGAAAAGATTTATATGTATAGTCTATTTTTATGTAAGCAGTTCCTTCGCTTAAAGCATGTTGTCCATTGTTATCATTTAATTGAGCTGATGGTCTACGATTTGTGTTTACAAAATCAACGTATCCTTCGTTGTTAGGGTATGGGCAATTAGTAAGTGCTTCAACTTCTTGATCTCTTACAGTATTAACTAAATTAGCGGTAGATAAACCAGTGTCGCTTAATGAAAGCCCAGTAATTGCTGCTCTTCCGCTTAGTACGTTTCTCATGCCTTCAGGTAAATTACCTTCAATTACATTTATCAATGAAGCATTGTTGTAATCATTAGACCAGTACATTCCTGATGATTCCATTCCTTCGTTTATAGTAACACCATCTCGTTTACCCCATCCTAGATTTATTTGCTCTTTACCAAACACAACGATAGCCGGAGCTGTTACGGTTGCTCCTCCTGAATCTGTTAGATTAACGTTAAAAGAATAATTTCCTTCAGCACTAGCTTCTGGTTCTGAAAGTTCTCCATTAGTTGAATTTATTACTAAGGCCGGAATTAAACCAGCTACGGGTGCAGGTACTTGATCTGTTATACTCCATTCTAAATCAGTAGTGATAGTGTATGGGTTTGGTGGACCGACAGAGCCATTAACTCCAGAGTATGTTGTTATAACGCCACCACCGTACGTTGGAGATAATGTTATTGGCGCTAAAGGTGTGTTTTGTATTACTGGTGGCATATTTTGCAAACCTACAGTTACAGTTAGATCTGCTGGAACAGCACCAGCGGCTACAGCTGCAGAGCTAGTATTGAGCACGCTAAAAGTGAATACAAATCTTCTAGTTGCTTCAGCTATAGTATAATACTGAGAGTTTACGACGTTTAATCGCCATGTATTTATGTTTCCGTCAGGTTCTCCGGCCACTAAAGTCCAATCGCCAGTTTTATCATTACCACTTAAGTCTTTCACGCTAACTATAGTAACACTGCTACTTTCCATAGCAACAGAACCAAGTCCAGCTGGTAGTAAAGGGAAAAAATCTGGTGTGCTAGTAGCTGCAATCCCAGCTGTAGTTGCTTCTGTCTGTACAAAATTAAAGCTACTAAAGCCTTCTACTTGAGGTCCTGAGTCCACAGCGCTATTAAAGTCTGAAACTAAACCAGATGTAGAGGTTTCCCAAAATATATCTAATAAAGATTCTACTGGAACGGTTTCGTATACGCCTAAAGTAGTAGTAACTAATGTGGTTACCGCTGCTGGTTGTAAAGAACCTATTAAATTTCCAGACTGAGTAAGTCTAGCCATAGAGGGATTAGAAAGAGTTTGATATATAGAACCATACTCTACTATTGTTGTGCCTTGTGGAACAAAATCATTTTGAAGAGAAATAGTTGAAACAACATTACTAGTAGGAGGAGATATAGAAGTTATAACGGCTCCTGAAACTGTTGCTGTTGTGGGATAATATGGTTGATTACCGCTGTATTGATTAGGATTTGCAGTTGTAATGTCTGGCGTTACTCTACCGTAAAGCTCTACACTACTTCTGTACTGCTTTTGATTTGGTCCTACCTCTGTTAGATCTCTAGGTACTTTATTTATATTATCATTAAGTAAAGTTATAAAAGCTATTGTGCCGTTTGGATCAGGTGGAGTTGTTGGAATATTTGGATAAAAGCCCATTATACCAGGTAAATAAACATTATAATATTCCTGCTCAGACTGTTTAACAACAATTTTATAAGAATACCATCCTAAAGGGTTATAAGAAGCACTAGTGGCATCTCCGTTGTAAACTCCAGGATAACTTGTCGTTGGATCAGCGTTAACGGGTATTTGTCCATTTACAAGTAATTTCAGTGAATCACCAGGCCAACTAAATATATCATTAACAGGTGCACCTACGGGTAGAACTGGAGTTGGTTTGTAAGGATGATAATAAGTAGATCCTCCATAGGTTATACCTTGAGTATCTGTTATTTGAGTAGTTTTAACAGGAGATAATATCACAGTAGATTGTCTTCCGAACCTGTCAGATAAAACAATACCTACTTGATAGTTTCTATTCTGTTTAACGGTGTGCATAGGATACTCTACTATACTAGTGTTGTTTAAAGATTGATTTGCATTACCTTGTGTGAAAGTTCCTTTTGCTGTTACGGCTACATCGTAGTCTATGCTATCAGGAGGAGTGTGTTTGTCTTGAAAATTACTATAAACAACTCTATTGCTTATGATTTCTTGACCTAAAGCCTTAACTGGAACTCTATCAAAAACTCTTATTATTTCAGATTCAGGTAAAGTCTTGTATGGTTTACGAGATTGATAATTATATTTATAAAAGCCTTGACCATAACTGTTTAATGAATTATTTTCAGTTCCATCTTCGTTTAGACTAAAATCTACACTAGATACTGCTTCTAAAACCTTAACAGATAAACCATCGGATTCTTTATATAAGAGCTCGATGTCTGTTACATGAAAATTACTTTTTAATTGATTAGCTTTGGAAGGAAGTGGAACATATAATCCTACGTTATTCACTTTGTTTTCCATAAACTCAACTATAGTGCTTCTATAGGTTGAGTCTTCGTCTCCAGCTAAAAAATAACCATCTTGTTTTGGTATAAAGGCTGCTTGAGTAAACGGAGCCATTATAGAGTATTCTCCATCTATAAATTTAAACCTATAGCTAAAAGAAACAAATTTGTCTTCTAAGTAATCAGGATCTCCAGGCCACGTGGCATCATAAAAAGGATTATTTTTCGTTGGATCTGGTAAAAATTCAGAAGTAACATCTTGCATAGAAGTTACATAGGAGTTCACAGGCGCAGGTGCGTCATAATATAAATCTATAGCTCTATAAGGATTGTATTTAGCTACAGAAACTGTTTCTTCATTTATATAAAAAGTTCCATTATCAGCTCTACTTACATTTAGTTTTCTAGGTTGGTTTCTATTATCCGTCCAAAACAATAAAGTATCTATAAGGTTTATGCCGTATATAGGATTATTTTGAGCAAAATTTAACCAAGCCCCTTCAGCTAATTTACTTACGTTTTTAGTTAGAGTATTGTATTCGTATATATAGTTTAAAGCGTCTGCGCTCCACACTATAGGAGTTTCATTAGCGGAAACAGTATCTACCCAATTTGTTAAAAAAACAAATATAGAACCAGTATTTACGTCTCCATACACGCCTATAGATTTAAGTTGAGCAGAGCCCGCGGGAACACCAGCTAATGCATTAAAATCTATATTAGCTCCAACCGTATTTACAGCTGGACTGTTGCCAATTACATTTTCTAAAGCTCCTACATCTTGTCCCTCTGATTTGCTTACCTGTATGTTTATACCTTCTCTATATTCGCCTGGAGGTATAAGTCTATCGTCTAGATCTTGATTCATCTTAGACTTAATAAAAGCGTTTTTAACTTCAGCCATTCAATTTAGTATTTAATCCATTTAGATTTACCTCTAGCAATCTGAACAAACTCATTTAATTTTATATTTGATAAACGTATTTTAGCATTTCTAAGCTTAGCGCTTCTTTCGCGTCTTAATCTTTGAACTACATACTCTGGCTGATTTATTCTACTAGCTATAATAGCGTGTGAAATATGAGCGTATAAAGCCTCTTCTGCCATTTTAGGTATTTTCATATCTGCATCATAGCTAAGGCCGTCAGATATATACTCTAATACTATTATTTTATTAGCTAGATCACTTGAAAAGGACATCTTGCCTTCTCTTTCATTTATAGTAAACCATCCATTAATTTGAGCTGTCTCTGGTTGTAATCCAAATCGCTGACCAATATAATTATCTCCATACATGCCAGCAAAACCTAAGCCTTCGGAAGCTAATAAGCCTGCTAAATTACTCTGTGCAGCATTAACTTGTTCAAGATTATTAGCCGCCCATCTTTCTTCTGTTATAGAAGTTGTATCAATGTTTTCACCTTGATCATCTTGTATAGGTATGCCTTGGTTATCTTGACCAGGAATATTATAAGGATTTGTAGTAAGAGTCGTAGGGTATATAATATGCTTAACACCTGATTGATCTATCCAAGACACGTTAACATAATTAACATAATCTTGCGGTAAAACAATGCTTAAATTAGCGGGCACAGTTAACTCTTGAGAATTTATACTTTTTAAAGTATCATAACTAAATTCTTGTAATCCTCTTTTAGCAAAAAACATTACATCAGTTGTTTTAGCACTTGGAATTAATTTTCCAGCACCAACATAACCTATCATAAAATTAGTTATTACGTCTTCTAGCGAAGTATATGCGTATCCACCGTAATTATCTTCAACAGTATCACCGTAAGCGTCTCTATCTCCATATTCACCGCCAAACTTACTAAGCAATTGAATAACAAACCATTCGTTAACTGGAGGTGCTACACCTAAAGTTATAACGTTATTCAAAACCGTGTAACTTGTTACATATTCAACAAAAGTACTTGGCACTCCAGTAGCGCTTACGTATAATCTAAAGTTATTGTTATTGTATTCAGCAGTGGTTGGATCAAAACCTCCAAATATTAAATCAGTATTAAAAGTTGCGGTAATAGTAGTAGATCCGTTCTGCTGAAACGTTTGAGAGCCAGCGTAATATTGAGCATTTGTTTCGGTTATTATACCGTTATTTGGTGTTGCCATATTATATTAGCTTTTTTTATTCATTTCATCAGCTTGCACTTTGCTAGCTGCAGCCTGTATAATTTCAGGATCTCTTATTATGATACCAGCATACATAAGTATATTTAATATAACATCTGTTTGCTCTGATGGATGAAGTTCGAATTGAGTTGATCCTGTTAAGTTCTGATTAGCACCTTCTTGTGGAACATAAGCACTACTATTATATACGTATTGACCTAAAGTTCCAGGAGAAAATCCCCATCTAGGATTTGTAGGCGTTCTTACGAAATCAATTTCTACACTAGTTTTTATAGAATCTGGTTTTATAAATATTTTTTGATTTTCATACAAATAAACAGGGTTTAAAGTTGTTGGTCTTGTTAGTTTAGATGAATTTACATAATAAAAATCATGTCTATCAAGTCTTTGCACTTGTTTCTCTTTGTTATGAATAACATTACCTAGTCTATAAAAAGAAGATCCAGTAGGAGTGGAACTAGCGCTAAAGCTTATTTCTGTTCCATATATATCAACCGAGGGCAAAGTAAAATATGAAAGCGTAGGGGTTGGTGTTGTATATACTGCATCACCAACTGTTTTGAATATAGCTATTTTTTCGTCAATATTTTCTTGTCTATCAGCGTAATCTGTATCCGCTTGAGGAACACGTAATTGCTGATTTAGATCATCAAAATATTTTTCAAATATTTCTAACTGCACTTGTGTTGCTACTTTATTAAATTCAGTAGGTGTCATATAACCCCGCTGTTCTTTATTAAGTATCATTAATACAGTTTGATATACTGTGTTTACGTTTATAGCCATTGTTTATTTTTATTATAATAAAGGAGGCATTACACCTCCCTTATTAATATTACATGTTATGCGAACTTTTTCTCTATAGATTTAAATATTTCTAAACCTTCATCTGTTTTAAAGAACGCTGCCATAGCTGAGTATGGATTCTCATCAAAAGGTACTGTCATTAGCTTTCTTCCATTAGAGGCCCAATTAAATGTTCTTTGATCATCTGCAAGCTTAAGTATGTTAGCCTCTGTAGCTCTGATAGCAAAGTTTCTTAATTGAACATTATCATCATTAGCTAGTTCTAAGAACATTGAAGGGTTTCGCTGAGCAAATAATAAGATATCTCTTTTTATCTCCTTAGAACTCATGCTAGTAACTCTAGATCCTACTTCAACTCTCAATATAGCTTCCGCTTGATCTATGTCCATACTTCTAGCAGCATTTAACGCGTCGATTGATAATTCTAAATCACCTAATTCATCTTCAGCAACCTCAATAGGATCATGTTCTCTAAACTTGACATCTTTCAAAGGATGATATAGTGATAGTATTTTTTGTAAAGCTTGGTTTTCTTTTTTAACTTCCATAGTTCCATCTCTAAATATGATATGGCCTAATGTAGCTTCACCAGCTTGCTCATCTTTAAATGGTGAGTTTTGATTTGTTGCATAACGCAATTCTCTCTGCTCGTTTTTTTCCGAATCAAACCATAACAACGTGTGTCTAGTCGTATGCCTTGATGGTATTTTGTAAGTTAAAGGACTATTATTATGTCCTGTTAAATAGTAATTTCTGTCTTTGATCTCCCACGAGGAAGAGTTTGTAGCTTTTTTAGCCATGATAAAATATAATTAAAAATTAAAGAATAAGAGTAGAAGTTACCCCCGTTGATTTAACGAGGGTAAATCTACACTAGTTATTATAGTCCTTGAAATAAAACAAAGTTATTAGCAGCTTGTACTACTAAACATCTTTCAGACAAGAAGTTAACTTGCATTGCATCTAATTGAGATGTAAATGCGCCTCCAGCTGATCCAGTTAACCAAGACTTCATACGACGATCTTCAGTTTCTGAAGCTCTGTATCGCACGTGTAAGAATGGTCTACGGATATTTGTTCCTAGAATTTGATCGTAAACTGTTGAAGTTCCAGCAGGAACAAGAACACCTTCGATTGAGCTAGTACCTACTTGAGCACCACGAGTTGTAGCGTCGTTCAAGTATTTCCAGTCAGTTTTATAGAAGTCATAAGATCCTCTGCGGAAACCACTAAATCCAAGATTTAATGCCATTTCTTCAGAGTTTTCAAATAATCCATAAGCTGTACCACCTTGGAATCCAGAAGAAATTGCTCCTAACATATTATCAAAATCTAAAGACGTTTGACGTTGTAAGAATAACATGTTTTCTTCAATAGCTCCTTGAGTATCTAAGTTTTTAAGGATTTCATCGAAATCATCTAAACCACCAGCTCCTGAGAATCCAACCTCTACATTACCTCTTTGTTGAATAGCAGCAAATAAACCTTGAGTACCATTCATTCCGACAGCAAGCGCACCACTAGCAGCAGCGGCAAGTTCACCTTCAATTATGGACATTTCAAGATAATCTTCAAAACGCAAGCGAGTTTCAGATTCAGCTTTTAAGTACCATAAATATCCAGATGTTCCGTCTTCAGCAGCAACTTCTACCCAACCGATTTGAGCCATATCCGATCCGTTTACAACGTATTCGTTTCTGATAATAATAGGATTGTTAGAAAATTGAGTGAACGAAGGAGTAATACTAACTTGAGGTTGAATAGCATTGTTTAATGCGTTTGCTCCAGCGGCAGCACCTACAGTGCTAGATCCTTTTAAGAATTCTGAACCATAAACAAACATTTTTACAACAGATCCCACTGCAATTCCAGCGGCAGCTAGAGTAGCAAATTGATAAGGTGCAACAACAACAAGACCACCTGCAGCTCCAGGTGTTGTATTACTAGCTGTAACAACACATTTTGCTTCGTTTCCAACTGCATCCATGATAACTACTGTTTGACCAGGAGATATTACATTTATAATAGCAGGAACAACTCCAGCAGCAGTTTGAACGATTTGAATTTGGCCTCCAGCTGCATTAGCTGCTGTTACCACATTAGAGTAAGCAATATGTAATCTATTTTGTTCTGACCAAATTACTTGATCTGAAGTCATTGGAAGCTCTGCTCCAACCATACGTAGAAATCCTGAAAGAGTTCTGTTACCGTAACGCTCTACCTCTTGTTCGTAAACTTCAGGTAGGTATTGCTGAGCAAAGCTAGAAAAGTTTGCCCCTGCAGCATTGTTAAATTGTAAATAATTAGTTTGTAGCAGCTGCTGAGCTTGCGACGGCACTAACGAGCCAAATTGTGGTTGTAAATTACCCATAATCTTTTTTTAATTAAGTTTTCGTTTTTGTATTTTTAATTTTGAAGAGTCAACGCCTGAAATAGCTTTCACTTTAAATCCTCCAACAAACACATCACCACTTTGCGTAGCGCGAGGTTCTGTAGTTATGTTTTTAGATTTAGCAATTTGGCCTTTAATCGCATCAGTTTTACCTTGTTCATAAAAGTGCTGTGCTATAGTGTCAGCGTTTCTAGCTGCATATAAAGCTTTGTGATAACCTTTTGCATCTACAATTTCTCCTTTATCATTTAAGAACGTCTTAATGAATTTAGAAATGTCTTTTTGGTCATCAGCTACTCTTGAAGGGTCTTTTATTCCATACCTGAACTTGTTCTCTCCGACTTTAAAATCAAAACCTTTGAAATTTTCGTTGAGAAGGTCATTAGTTTGGTTTACAAAACTTTCTTGAGCTACTTTAGTTTGCTTTTGCTCTTCGTTGTATCGGTTGAAAAAATCAACTGCTTGTTGTTGCTCTTGACTAACTCCAGGTCTCAACTTGATATCTGCATAGTATTCGTCTTTAAGCGTATTCAAATAGCTTTTGGCTTTTGCAACTTCTTCTTTATAGGCGAGTTTCTTTTTACGGATGTCTCGCGCTTCGTCTAAATCTTCATCAAAATCAAAAGAGTCTTCAATTACAAATGAAATCTCTTCGCTGTCTAAATGTGGTTTAGCTTTTTTATAATATTCTCTAAGTAATGTAGTTCCATCTACGTCACTATAATCAGCATTTAATCTTGCATAGTCATCTATAGTTCCACCTGTTTCTTTCATAAAAGATACGAGCTTTTCTAGATTTTCTGGAATTTCTTGTGCTTGTGTTTGCGGTAATACTTCTTTTTGTTCCTGTGTGGTAACGGTGTTTTCAGTGCCTCCAACCATTCTTGGTTCGTCACTATTATCTTTTTCATCTTCTATTAGTTGTAAAGGAGATTCATTTTCTTTTACTTCTTCAGATGGGATTTGAACTTTAATAATCTCGTTGGACTCCCGTACTTGTTCTTCCACTTTAGGTATATCTCCGGTTTGTTTATCTTCAACCAGTTCTTTTGTTTCTCCGACTTGAATGGCATTTTCTTCTGGTTTTTTATTAAAATCAACCTTAGCGATACTTTGCTTTGGCGAACCTAAATCTTTGTAAGATGGTGTAAGTTTTTTAATCTTAAAATCTCCTTCTTGTTTTACTTCTTTGCTCTCATCTACTTTTGGAGCTTCTGTTACTTTTCCTTCCATGATAAAATAATATAAAATTAATAATTCCCTAGCTAGGGCCGAACTGCTCTAAACCAAATCCATCTAAATTGTCATTACCTGCTGATTCAAAATTCTTAGGTAGTAAGTCATTTTGTCTTTGATCTATCAATTCACTTTGTTGGGTACCTTGCATTTTTATTCTAGTGTCTTTGCGATCCTCTATTAAAGCCTCTTTACTTTGTTGGGCTTTCATGTTTATTTGCGCTAACTGAACTTGATAATTAAACTCTTCAGCCATTAACTGCTTTTTTATTTGAGCCTCTTGTTCCATTCTTTGTATTTCAAACTGAGATTTAGCTTGTTCTATTTGAATGTCAGTTTCCGCTAAAGCCTGTTGCTTTTGCACTTCTGCAACTGCTGCTCTCTCTGCTGATTCAGCATTAGCTTGAGCCTGTGCTTGAATGTTCTGCATTTGAACAGCTTGCTCTTGTTCTGCTTTTTTCTTTTGTCTAGACTTTAAAAGCTCATTCGCAAGTTTAATGTTTTGTATCTGTCTAATGTCTATTGCGTCAGCTAAGCTTATACTTTGAGTTTGTAAAGCTATTTGAATGCTTTTTTCTAAATTAGCTTTTTCTTCTTCTTCTGGTTCTAATTCTAAGAATATTCCAAAATCGTGCATGTGAAGATCATCTATCTCAGTTAGAGTAGCTGTATTAAAACTATTTATACTACTCATTAAAGCTTGTTTAGTCAAAGGAAATTGCAGCATATCGCCAGCTCTAAGACTTATGTTTTCACAAGTTCTAATACTTAAGTACATTAAAGACTGCAGTATATGTCTAGTTGCCGTGTTTGAATTAGCAGCGGCTAATTTCTGTAAACCTACTAAAGCGTTTTTATCTGGAGTACTTCCATCTCTAGCTTCGTTAAGACCAGTTACATCACGTATCATCTGTAAATAATACTGATACGTTTGTATCATAGCTTGTATTTTAGAAATACCAGAAGAACTTTGAAGTTCTTGAATAGGCACTTTACCTCTATTCATTTCACCATCTTGAGTAAGTGATCTACCTACTATAGTACCGGTCTGAAAGTACATGTTTAGTGCTTCTGCTGGATTGTAATTAGTTCCATTACCTAAATCTACTTCAGCTAAACCATCTACATCTAAATAAACTCCATCAGGAACTAATCTCTGTAAAACTTGCTGTAGCTTTAAGTGCGTTATCTGTATCATATCAGCAAAACTTATAGTTCTACTAACTAAAGATTCTATACGACCTTGATACATTCTAGGTGCTGAAATAACATAATTCATGTTTACCTTAGTTGTGTCGGCTAAAGGTCTTGTCATGTTTTCAGCTAACTTCCATTCTAGCATAGTATCACCCATGCCTAGTATTTTAGCTCCAGTATATAAAACCTCAATAGATCTAGATGCTCTTTCAAAGTTATCACTAGGTGGTGGATTAAACGTATCTTCTTTTTCTAATGTTTTTTCTAAACCTTGTTCTGTTTTTTTAATTTTAAAAACTTGATCTTGATAGGTTTTATATTCAAAAAACAAAACTTGATGTAATTCTGGATCACTTTGAACTTGCCAATCGCTTCTGGCGTAATTCTGTCTACCTGGGTATTTTTGTATTACTTCTAGCTCGCTATTAGTTAGAGCAGGATATAATCTTTTTATTTCTGATAATGATAAACTTTTAATTTCACCAACATAATATATGTCTTCAAAATTAGGATCATCAGTAGCTGAATAAATTATATTAGCTGGATCAACATAATCTATTGTTATTCCTTCTGAAAGATTAAAACTAGTTTTAACAGCTCCAATACCTAAAACCGTTAAATCATAAGCTAATCTTTTTTTAGTTTCAGAGTATTTGTTGTAATCTAATACGTTATTTATTAGCTCTTCTTCAGCGATCTCTACACTCTGCTTGTAATTAAGTTGCATGTATAAATCTAATTCCTCAGGATCATTAGGTAAACTTTCTGGATCTGCTGATGCATAAAAATTTTTACCAGTTAACTTAGCTAGTTCTTCTATTTGATCTTTCTGCTGCATATCTCTCAATGCATTAAAAGCAAAATCAGTTCTTTGTTGAGTAGCAAAGGGATCAGATGCAAAAGATTTTATCTCATAACCTTTTTCAGTCATACCATTGACTACTATGTCAACAAACTTAGATAAAACAGGTATTGGTTTCCAGTCTAAATTAAGATAAGACAAGTCACCATTAGTAGACAACTCATCTTTATATTTCTGTATAGGTTGTTCACCTCTAGCATACAATCTAAGTTTATTGAAATTTTGAAAATTCCAAGAAAACCTGTTAGTTCCACTACTGTTTCTAAACCATTCTTGTTCTATAGCATTACCCACCTTTAAACCATATTCAAATGATTTTTTCTCTTCTTCAGGTACAACCTGATCTGGAAAGATGCTATTATTACTAGTGTAAACCATTTATTATATTATTTTTGAATTCGCACCCATATTGTTGTATTTTTTAAAGCCTAATGAAACCTTAGACGCAGTTCTTTTAGCTACAGGTGTATATCTGTTTTTGTTGCAAGCCATTATAGCTAAGCCAGAACTTATAGAAGCATCATGCTTTGTTCTATTGTTTATATTGAATTTTTCCCAGTCTTCAAGCGTCCGTTGAAAATACATATTACCATAACCTTCGTCTTGTAAACCTATATGGTTTTCTATATAATCTTCTATAGCGGCTGCATGAGCTTGCTTTATATCTTCGCTTGAATTAGGTATTCCACCTATCTCTTTTTCGGTAACAGATAATTTATACATAACCTTGTCTGGTCTATTCATAGAATATCCTCTGTAACCTCTTCTTTTTATATAATACAATAGTCTAGGCTTATTGTTCTCTGCTAATATCGGCATACCGTAAAAAACTAACGCCATTAACACGTCTTCAAAGAATATCTCAGCAGTCTGTGGTCTAGCTATGTATTCTAAAAAGAATAAATTAGGAGGAACGTCTTCCATTGAAAACTTAGTTAAACCATGCAAAGCACCGTTGGATCCTCTACCGTCTACCGTTCCTGATATATCGTAACTATCACAGCCAAATGCACCGCAATGATCATTACCTGGATATTTTGTATTGTTTTTTAATATATACTTATTTTGCAGATTACTTGGAGGAACCCAACTAACGAAAAATCTACCATTTTTACTTGGTAAAAACATCACCCTAGTATCTTTAATCCCACCTTCCCATTGAAAATTACCCTGCGTAACAACATTAGTGTTACGAAG